GCATATCGATCTTGCCTAAGATACCGTTCTGCATTGCCTTGAGTGGTGGATCAATCGACTTCTCCCACGCTTTCATGGCTAGCTTACGGGCCTCATTCAATGTCTTAATGTCTGGACGAGCAACACACCCTGGACCAAAGCCATATACATCACCTGTCGTCTTAGACCAGCGAGGGACCATGAAGGGTAATTCGTAATAGCCTGTCTCTTGGCATATCTTCTTATCGGTCACGCTAATGTAATAGCAAGCCCACGGACGTTGACTAGGTGGCGCAACCATTGCTGGCTCACCCTTTAATTCTCTAGGGAAGACCGCTTGAATGTATTCAAATTCTTTGTCTGGATCTTTCTCAAGTGCTTTCATGGCCTTGTCGCCACACTTGTCACCAAACTTCTGATTAGCCTGTCGTGCAGTTAATTTGAGTTTACGGAAGACAGTATCGATACGACCTTCAACAGACTCAGAGATCACCACTTCTGCTAAGTGACACGCTCTGAAATTAAAGCCATCAAAGCCACCCTCTTTGTTCTTTACGTCAAACTGTAACGCTGCAGTACCAAAGCCCACCATGTCTTGATAAGCCTCAGCCACCTCGGTTGAGAAGTTAGACTTACCAAACTCTTGGAAGATGCCCTTTGAGCATTGCTCCAACCAATCCTTTGCATCCTTATCTTCATTCAACTCATCTTCACGGAAGCGTAAGCCGAACCACTTGGTAGAGGGGCTAGTCAATGAGCCATGAAGTGACGCTGCTAGAATCTGCAGCGCATGGATAGCGGTTGAGTCATACACCTCAGCAGCACGTTTAGTGCCTCTAGTGGTGGTTGATATGAAGTCAGTCTTACCAGGCATTAGGTATGTAGCTAACTCTTCCCACATCTGATCCCAGTTAACACGATCTGACTTTAATCGATCATATCGTTTCAATAAGGCTTCTGGAGATACGTTCATCATTAGACAATACTCATTTGTGATTTCTTGGTGTCTGCATCATCCAGCAGTCCAGCGAATCGTGTTCGTGAGCCATTCAATCGCATCAATTTAAGACGGCGCTTGTAGAGTGATTTAAGGATTTCAGGGTCAGTGGTTGTGCTAATTAGATCGTCAATCTCAGTAATATTTGTAATTTCAGTAATAACCTCAGTGAGCGTATCAACGTCCAGTGTGGTTATATCAACCGAGCCATCTAAAACACTATCTAGCGTTGTTGATTGCGCTGCTGTTAGGTCTACTTTCTTAACATTACGACCTAAGCCATCATTACCACCTTCAATGCTTGCCACTGCAACCTGTGGGCCTGTCTTTGAAGTGCCACCTACGTCATTTTGGCCACCTGTCTTACCTGTGTAATTACCAGTACCTACAAACGTGGTTGATTTGTAATTACCAAGACGTACACCGCCATCAAATCGGCCAGTGACAGGGTTGAATTTACCGCCAGCAACAGGGTTATCAGCCATCGTGGTAACTTTAGTGCCATCCTTCCAGGTGAAATCACCCCTAACCTTTTCGCCTAGCAGTCCTGATTGAGTCCACTCTCTTGTGACTCCATTACCCACTGTATCCATTGAGCCAGTGACACGATTTAATGTGTCTTTCGCTGTCCTCATATTGCCCTCAGATACGACTTCTGCACCTGAGTAGTCCTTAGATCCTACTGCTTTTTGTTGTGAATTTAGGCTTGACTGCGTAGATGCGGTAGCTGCTTTTGCCGCATCTGCTGCACTCATTCCATCAGCTATATTTTTTGCAGTCGCAGTTTTAATTCCAGACTCTAACTCACTAGCCCAATACGCTTGGTTGTACTTATCCTTTGCAGCTACAGTGTCATTATCATAAGACAGGTTCATTCCATTATTTGGATCTGTGCTAGTGGATATACTGAATTTAGAATCAACCGCAGTCTTAGCCTCACCACCATTTAAAAACTTATTACGGCTTGTTGGGTCGAATAAAATACTCCGATTGGAGTTGTCAGGCTTTGCAGTGTTAATCTTAACTGGAGCTTTAACTGGGGCTGTATACCTAGCTGCTGGACCAGTGTTAGGGCCAGTGGTTAGGGATGTTGAAGAGGACTTTGTTGCGGCTTTAGCAATCGAGTCATTCCATGCTTTATTAGCATTCATTGCCCACGCAGATAAACCAGCGCCCCGTGGATCACGATCTACGTTATTATCAAGAAGAGGGGACTTAGTTATATTAGCTGGGGCTAAAGGTGTAGTTTTGGCATTTCTATCTGCAACCATTTTAGCCTGTAGCTTTCTAGCCGCTTCTTTCTCGGCATCAGAAAGGTCATTGCCACCCTTTCTAGCACTTCGAGTAACCTTACTTTCATTTCCCTGGCTTGTTCCAGTGCGATAAGTGCCGTAACCCATAACGTATTTCCTTTAAAAATATTTACCAGACTGCACTGGCCATGTTAATCGTTACCTTGCGCTCAACGTATGCGGTTATTAGAAGGAGCCTATAACTCCACTCGCCATTGTTTGAGGTTCATTCCAACCCACTGCAAAGTAACGGAAGCTATCTGCACCATGACTAGAGAAATCGTGAACAGGTCGGTCTTTATAGATCTGGTTAATCTCATCGTATTGCTTGTGATAGGTGGATAGGCAATCAATACCGAGCTTGCACTTCTGCTCATCAAACCAGCAACGGTTGAACAGTGAGCGTACCGCTTGAATACCATCCATGATTGGAATGTTCTTGACGACATTGAAGTGCAGCCCCATCTCCCCTGCTTGCTCTAGCCTGGAGCGACCTGTACCCAACTCTCTGACTCGTATGTCATGTGGACCCCAGTGTTCGTCATAGATATAAGGCTTCTCTCGTAGTAGCTTCACATAGAATGCAAGACCCTCTCCTGAGTGTTCTTCGTAATCTATAACCCTGATTTCTTTACCGACAGACTGCGTGAACCAGATACTGGTAGAGTCTGCTATTCCTATATCCCACCACGTTTGAACAGGTATGGATTGCTCCCAGGGTACGTTAGTGATTCGACCCTCAGCCCTGGCTTGTCTTATTTGCTTGGCATAGTACGCGCCCTTACTGACTGATACGCACTCACCTTCCCAAACGTGCATGTAAAGGTCGGGATCTGTTTCCTTGAGGTGTAGGCGTTCTTTGTTTAGCTCAACTGGGAACCATGGGTTTGACGACCAATTTACCTTGACCACGACTGAATCGGGTGGAGGTGAGATAACGAACCGTTGGTAGGTATCATCGTGCTGGCGTAACGGGTTAAAACTCACCCAAATCTGTGAGCCTGGTGTTCTTATAGTCGGGATTAATGTCTCCCAGCTAGCTTTAGTTACAGCCTCAGCTTCTTCTACCCATACGCGATCAATACCTTCCATCGACTTGATCTTGTTTACATTGGACCGTAAGCCTTCAAATATGAATCGTGAGCCGTTTTTAGCTAGTATCTGAGTCTTCTGTACTTCAAAGAAGCTGGATAACCCTAGACGGTCAATAGTATCGGATAGTAGCTGCAGTACAGAGTCAGCCACAGACCTTTGAATCTCACGCGCACATAAAATTCTAGTCGGCTTAGAGTACGCTTCAATCACAAGAAGCTGAGCAATGGCCCAACTTTTTCCAGATCCGCGTCCACCAAACGCTATCTTGTAGCGATGGTCCTCAGTAGCGAACTGCTTGAATATTGCTGGAAGCTCAGTCTGTATCAATTGGAATATCTCGGAAGCCAACCATGATGTCGGCATAAATATCGATACCCATCTCACCCGTCATTTCAATACTCTTACGTTTAGGTGCAACGTACTGGGCCAGCTCTTTGTACATTGTGCCAGCAAGTGCGAACTCACCCTCATCCATAGCTTTTTTAGCAATCCTTGCCATACCTTCTAGCGGATCACAGTTAAGCTCTGCTAACTTATCCATAATGCTTTGGTTCTTTTTGTTGGGAGTCCCTTTAACTCTACCCCCATACTTCTTGCCTGCAGCCATAAACTACTCCTAACTACTTTAGTGTTCAGTCATGGATAGTATCTGTACAACATCTGTACACTCTTCTACCCAGTTCATTGCTGACTCTATAACTTCATCATCTTGCTCATCCCGTGATCTATCACTTAGCTCAGTAATCATTGTCACTAGTAAGCAGATGAGTAATGCACCTTCATCAACAACGCTTTGATCTT